TTGCCAAAGAATATTTATCTTTGTTAAAGATAAAGGAATTGATTCTGGTACGGATGTAGTTATTTGAAATTGATCTAGTAATTTTGGATCAACATGTTTTCGTAAATATTCAAATTGAAGCTCTGTGCCGCCTCTAGGATTTTGGTTTATCATTCTTTTGATTCATTACTTTCTGAAATACTTGTAAACCTTTATTAGTAACTTGTACTGTAACATCTGTTACAATATCAGGTCCTTCTATTTTTTCTTTTGATACTTCTCCTGTCTTAGTATTTCTATATGTGGTTATAGTTGTACACTCTATTTTTGGTATGTCTTTATCCATTCTGATCTTCTCTGCTAATTTCTAATATTGATATTGTAGCACTTATAGCAGAAACGTCAGAAGATTCAAGAGCAATTGAGTCACTTTCTTCTAAGATAATGGGTCCTTTTGCAAGATTGCAAATAGTAGGTCCAGTTATAGAAGCGTAAGAAACAACATAAGAAGTAGATGCAGAGTTATCTGTCACATGAGCTTTAACAGTTTTACTGCCTGATTGATTTGTTACTTGTATATTTTGAATAATTGCATTGGCATTACTTGGACAAGTATACGTAGTAACAGCTGTTGTAACTGTTGGATCATAGAATGCGTTTTTATAAAAGTTTGCCATTATGTTAAATCATACCATTTTAATGTGCCAACGACATCATCATTTGCTGATGCACCTTTAGCACAAAGAGTTAATGTATCAGAAGCTCCTGCAATTGTCTGTCCTATTTGATAAGAAAAAGCAAAAGCTCCAGACTGAGCTGCAGTTACTAATGAGGTACCTTTACCAGAAAGATAAGCTTTAGCTACTTCAGTTCCTCCAGTAATTGTTGTAGTTCCTGTTAAATCATATTCTACATTATCAGAATAACTTGTGTAAGAAAAAGATGTAGATGGTGTTGCATTAACTCTAAGAGATATTTCAAAATCAGAGTTAGACACTGCTGCGGTATCAAAACCAGATGGTACAATCACTGCATAAGGTCTTCCTGATTTAATTCTTATTGTTGCTAAATTATAAAATGTTCCAGCTGTGGTTAAATTAACACCTCCTAAAGATGCAGTTCCAACCATTTGTCTAACACCTTCAGGAGCATAACCTCCTTCAATCATAGTAGTAGAACAAACTTGTTGTAATGTTGCAGCGCCACTAATTGTATCAGTGGTTTCAATTTCATATCTGATAGGTAAGTTTGCAGTTTGCATATAAACTGTAGTTAAACTATTTGCATTTAAAAACGTATGAGCTGTTATAAATTTACCATCAATTACAAAACCAACTCTTACAGCCCCCATGCCTAACCATTCAAAATCCATAAATAATATAGATGCTTTATCTACAGATAGATTATATCCAGATGCACCTGTGCCATCTAATTTATCTCCATTCCAAGATGATTGAGATATTTCTGTATCTGCTGGTGAACCAGTTACATAAGTACGTCTAACTATTTTTAATGTAGTACCATCTGCCATAAAAAAGATTCCATTGTTTGCATCAAACATTCCGACCTTTTGTTTTAGATTAGCTTCTGGAGTTTGCATAACAAAAGTATTCAAATTTAATAAAGACTTACCTGGTTGGTAAGACATAACTCTTTTCGATTGTCTAATAACTTTATCACCACTAGCTGTGGTTACATTTAAATTAACTGTAGATTTATTTGCTGTATATGAAACGGTACCCGATCCAGTTAATGCTTCATCAAAGAGATTATTCTTTGACATGACATTTTTAGAATCAAATATAGTTAAAGGATTAGAAACTCTTAGTCTTCCAAATGCATCATAAGCATTAGATCCATCTCCACCACCAATAACCGTTGGTTCTACATTAACATTATTACATCCACTCATATTATTTCATTGTGTACCAAGAAACTCTTTCAACTTCTTGTCTAAGCTCTTCTTGGAAAGTTGTATTTAACTGATCTTTAACTGTTCGTAAAGACTGTGCAATTTGTCTTTGGTTTTCTTCCGTATATGTTGGAGTTGGTTCTGGGATATTTACATTTATCTTAGCCATTATCTCATACCATCGGGTTGTACGTCTGCTCTAAATGTGCCAAATCTCCAATCTTGATCTGTAGAAGTATTTGCTATTTTTAAACTAGCAAATCTAGATCGAGCTCTGGTATCTATTTTTTCTGTTGAACTAGTCACAGTAAAAGGTCCGAGAGGCGAGGATGTTGCAGTATCAGACGGGTATCTTCTTAAATTAATCGTAACTTGTGCATTACCAGTTAACAGTTTAAAGTCTGGAATAAATCTTCTCATACTCATAAAGAACTGACCATCGCCACCAGTTGCTAAATCAAAATCTCCAGATTGTATGAAAGCAGGAATAGCTGTCTTAGCTCCAGTTGAGTCTACTTCATTATTACCAATCTCATGAGCATAATATAAACTAGCACCATTAACATTAGTCACTCCTTGAATTGTTGGGAAAGTCGGGGTGCCTGTTGAATTAAATTTAGTAGCATATGGGTTATCATATAAAGTAGCATCATGCCATGAAGTTCTAGCTAAAGATCCAGTTGTCCAAGTGTTTTCATTATAGTTAAAAGTTACTACTCGATCTACTTTCTCAGAACCATATTTAGGATAGAACCAACTTACTTCTTCATATAAATTATTTAAACCTGCATAAACAATCTCTCCAGAATTATAATTTATTCCAAGATTATCTCCATCATTAGTAAATACAAAATCTTCTACTAAACATGGTAAGTCTTTAACTGTACCATCAAAAACAAAAAAGCCACCTGATTGACCCATCCACCATACGGCACCATTAACATATTTAATTGCATGTTGACCAATAGCTCCACAGTTACTACCTACTTGTCTAATAGAAAAAGTAAATGGTGGACCCACAAACTGCATAACATAAGCAGCAGTATCAGTGAGTATTAATATATAATCTTTAGCTTTAGCAGCTCCTATAATTTTAGTACCAGAGTCTAATCTAAATGTTCCTGCAGTATTAATTGAAGTGGGTGCATAATCTGAAATATCTTCTTGATCTGAAAATCTAATAAACATTTTATCTTGAGTAGATGGACTACCAATAGTCGTTTCAGTTCCAAGTATAATTAAATGTCTATCTCTTTCTGATACAATAGACATAACTGATTTTGTAGGTGCACCACTGACAAGTGTTGCTCTTGTAGTTAATGCAGACGGATCAGAGTGTATTGGACTCCATTGAAATGTTTTACCATTTTTAACTGTTGCAATAAGTATTTCACCAAAGTGATCTAGTGACCATGAACCTGGATCTAATACTACTGAGGAAGTCGTAGATGCTGAACCCCAAGTACCCCTTGACCACGAACCAGTGCCCCAACCATATCCATAAGTTTGAGATAAAGGACCAACGGTTGCGTATGGGTTAATATCCGCAGAGCCACTAGCAGAAGTTGTTGCAGTTGCTGCTGCAGCCATAGTAATAGTAAACGTATCTGCATCAGGTACTGTCACTACTTGAAAAGTATTCGTTTCAAAATCAGATGCTACATAACCCGCTCCAGATGGAGGCGTTACATTTGTAAAAGTAAATAAGTCTCCTACACTTAAACCATGAGATACATAATTTACGGTAACAGTAGCTGAAGTATCTGTGGTATCAAATGTTGCACCTGTAAGTGCTGTATCAAGAGGAGTGATATCATAAAATGAACCTTCGTAATAAATAAATAATCCTTTGTTAGTACCTAAAGCTGCGTACTTTCTGCCATCTAAATCTGCCCAAACCATTTGTTCTCTAACGGCTCCAACTAAAGTAGAACCAGTTATCTGTTCCCATCCACCAATTTTTTCTGGTAGACCGTATCTAAATCTAACAAAGTCACCATCTGTCCATTGCCCTTCGGCTCCTGTTTCTGTGACTTGTTTATTAAATCCTGGTCTTATCTGTACGTTTGTTAAAGGCATACGGTATTATACCTTATTTAAGTGTTAGGTTAAAGATAGTCTATTTCTAACATAATCATATAATTAGCATCTGTTTGAGTATATAATTTAAAGGGTGTTCTTTTATTAAAAATTAACACTCTATTTTCTACAGCTTCTAATTTAGACTCTAATGTTTCAATATATCCATTAGAGGTATTTAAAAACAATATGGCTTTTTTAGTTAAAGAGGTATCTTCTAAATTAAAATTATTATTAAATTCTTTTACAGATTTATTCCTTGCAAAAAGAGTTAATTGACAAAAGTTAAACTTTTTTATTTCTAATTTTTTAATTATATCTTCTGTTATAGGAGAAAAGAAATCTGAATTTATAGAAACTTTATCATCAACTCTATCAATAAGTTTATG